AAGGGGGAGCAAGTGAGCACCGGCGCCCGTTGGCTCGCAGACGAGCGGCTCGGCCGCCACGATCTTGGGGAGCGGACAACAGCATCAGTCCCAGCTCAATCTGAGCAGAGAGGCGGTGATCCAACCACAGCCGCTCCCCAGTTCGTCTACCCGCTCCTGTGGCGTCTCGATTCGGGCAGTTTGATGGCTCTCGCAGATGCGGCGGAAGTGCCTTTCGGCGTTTGGTTGCAACGGCATGGCTGCTAAAACCCCATGCGTGAGTCGTACCCATGCAGTGTAAAGCGAAAACACGATCTGGAGTCCAGTGCAAGTCTCAAGCAATCACGGGAGCGACGGTCTGTCGGATGCACGGCGGGGCCGCTCCGCAAGTTCGAGCGAAGGCCCTGGCCCGTATTCAGGCGCTTGTACACCCGGCGCTGGACACGATGCAGGCGGCGCTGACGTGCGAACAATCTGCGGTGGCCGTTGCCGCGGCTCGTGACCTGCTGGACCGGGCCGGCTTCAAGGTCTCCGACCGGCATGAGGTCACTGGCGCTGACGGCGGAGCGATGAAGTTCGAGATTTCGGTAAGTTTCCACGATCCCAAATGAACGCTGAGTTCCCCCGCAAGCTGCAATTCCTGTTTGAGCCATCGCGCTACAAGGTCGCCTATGGCGGCCGCGGCGCGGCGAAGTCCTGGGCGTTTGCGCGGGCGCTGCTAATCCTCGGGGCGCAGAAGAAACTCCGCATCCTGTGCGCTCGGGAAACGCAGAAGTCCATCAGCGACTCAGTGCACCAGCTGCTGCGCTCTCAAGTGTCAGCGCTGGGTCTCGATGCGTTCTACACGGTGCTGAAGGCCTCGATCGTGGGAGCCAACGGCACGGAGTTCATCTTTGCCGGCCTGCGGCACAATGTGGACAATTTGAAGTCCATCGAAGCCTGCGATATTTGCTGGGTGGAGGAGGCGCAGAGTGTTTCTAAGGCTTCCTGGGCTACGCTGATTCCGACGATCCGCAAGGACGGTTCTGAAATCTGGGTGTCGTTCAACCCCGATTTGGAGACCGATGAGACCTACCGACAGTTCGTCCTGAAGCCGCCTCCTGGCGCTGTTGTTGCCAAGGTGAACTACACGGACAATCCGTGGTTCCCGGACGTGCTACGCGCCGAAATGGAGCACTTGAAGGCCACAGACACGGCGGCCTACACCCACGTCTGGGAGGGCTGCTGCATCAGCGTCATCGAAGGCGCCGTGTACGCCAACGAGCTGCACGAGCTGGATGCATCCCGCCGCGTCTGCCCTGTGCCCTACGATCAGGCCTACCCGGTTCACACATTCTGGGATCTCGGCTACGGCGACTGCACGGCCATTTGGTTTGCTCAGGTGGTGGGCTTTGAGTACCGCCTGATTGACTACCTCGAGGACTCCCGCCGCAACCTGGCCTGGTATCTCCGCGCGCTTCAGGAGCGGCCCTACGTGTACGGAACGGACTACCTGCCGCACGACGCGCGGTCTGGGCAGCTCGGGACGGGTAAGAGCATCGAGGAGATGGCGGTAGCCGCTGGCCGGCGTGTGGAGATTGTTCCCAAGTTGAGCATCGCGGATGGCATCAACGCCGCGCGAACGATCTTCCCGGTGTGCTGGTTTGACGCTGAGCGGTGCGCTGATGGCTTGCAGGCGTTGCGGCACTATCGGTACGGGATTGTTGAGAAACTAGGCAGCTCAACGCGGGAGCCTCTGCATGATGCGGCCTCGCATGGCGCTGACGCCTTCCGGTACTTCGCTCTGGGCATCAAGCGGCCGCAGGATCTGAGCTGGCGGAAGCCGCGGCAAGGCCCGGCGCATTACGACGGTATGGGCTCGGGGTGGATGGCATAATGCAGGATCAGAAAATACTCAGTCTCGCCCGTGACCGCTTCCAGCAAGCCGTAGACGCGACGCGCGACATGCGCGACAAGGCGTTGGACGATCTGCGCTTCGTGACTGGCGAGCAGTGGCCGGACAGCATCCGGCGCCAGCGGGATCAGGACGGGCGGCCCTGCCTCACCATCAACCGGCTGCCCGCGTTCGTCAAGCAGGTGGTGAACGATCAGCGCCAGAACCGCCCCGCTATCAAGATCAGCCCTGTGGACGATCAGGGAGACCCGGACACGGCCGAAATCATCGGCGGTATCTGTCGGCACATCGAGGCCAATAGCGGCGCGGATGTGGCTTACGACACGGCGTTTGAGAGCGCTGTCCGCTGCGGGTTCGGGGCGTTCCGGATCCTGACAGATTACACGGCCCCCGATTCGTTCGATCAGGAAATCATCATCCGGCGCATTCGCAACGCCTTTGCGGTGTACTTCGATCCCACAGCACAACAGCCCGATTACTCCGATGCCAAGTGGTGCTTCGTGGTGGAGGATCTGACGCGCGAAGCGTTCCAGTCCGCGTACCCTGACAGCGAGTTGGCCTCCGCTGCCTCGTTTGACGGCCTGGGCAACCGCGCGCCGGGCTGGATCACGCCATCCGGTGTGCGCGTGGCTGAGTATTTCTGGCTGGAAGAGAAGCCCGTTACGCTGTGCCTGGTGGCGACGCCGGAGGGTATGCAGTCCATGCCCAAGCAGGACGTGCCCGAGGGCCTGATGGTCATCCGCGAGCGGCAGTCGCTTCAGCCGGTTGTGAAGTGGGCCAAGCTGAACGGCGTCGAAGTGTTGGAGTCGCGCGACTGGCCGGGCAAGTACATCCCGATTGTCCCGGTGCTGGGCGATGAGGCGGAAGTGGACGGCCAAGTGGTGCTCGCTTCGCTCGTGCGGCACTCCAAAGACTCGCAGCGGATGTACAACTACTGGGCCTCTGCGGAGACTGAGGCTATAGCGCTGGCTCCGAAGGCTCCCTTCATCGTGGCAGAGGGCCAGATCGAAGGCTATGAGCAGGAGTGGAAAACGGCCAACATCCGCAACAACCCGGTGTTGACCTACGTTCCAAAGTCTGTCGGCGGCACGGTCCTGGGCGCTCCTCAGCGCCAGTCCGCGGAGCCTGCAATTCAGGCTATCTCTCACGCCCGGCTGATGTCCTCCGATGACATCAAGGCCACGACGGGCATTTATGACGCCTCGCTGGGCGCGCGGTCGAATGAGCAGAGCGGGCGGGCCATCCTCGCACGGCAACGCGAGGGCGATGTGGCTACGTTCCACTTCCAGGACAACCTCAGCCGCGCTATTCGGCACTGCGGCCGCATCCTGCTGGACCTGATCCCACGAATCTACGACACACCGCGCGTGCTGCGCATTGTGGGCCTCGATGGCGAGACAGAGACGGTTCAGGTAAACCAGCCCACCAAGCACAACGGCACAGAGCGCGTCTACGACCTCACAACGGGCCTGTATGACGTCGTTGTGTCTACCGGCCCCTCATACACCACCAAGCGAGAGCAGAGCGTGGCGTCCATGCTCGAGCTCGCCAAAGCGTACCCCCCACTGATGCAGGTGGCGGGCGACTTGGTTGTGAAGGCGATGGACTGGCCGGGCTCTGAGGCGCTGGCGGAGCGGCTACAGGCCGCGCTACCTCCTGAACTGCGCCCGAAGGATGAGAAGCAGCAGGGGCCGGACCCGCAACAGTTGCAGGCGGCGCTGGCGCAGCTTAGTCAGCAGCACGAGCAGATGACGGCCGTGATTCATGAGCAGGCCAACGAGTTGGAGTCGAAGCAGGCGGAGCTGGCTTCGCGCGAGCGCATCGCGTCCATGCAGGAAGAAACCAAGCGGGCAATCGCCATCGCGCAGTTAAACCAGGCAGAGGGCCTCGCGGTACTCCGCAACGAGCTCGACGCTATCAAGCTGGATGCGCAGCACCGTCACCAGGCGGAGCAGCAGCAAGCCCAACAGGAAGCGGCTGAACGAATGGCCGCCCAACAGCCGGAATCGGCAGAAGTCTAGATCGACGGCCCAGCGGTGGGCCTTGTACGCCGCGCCTCAATCCTTGGAGTCATCCATGCCCGAAGAATCCGTTGTAATCACCCCTGCGCCTGAGCCCGAATTCTCGCTTGAGAACTATCGGGCCGAGCGTGAAGGCAAGCCGGTAGAACCGGCAAAAGAACCCTCTGCGGAGCCTGAAAAGGCGCCAGAACCGGCCCCGAAGCCAGAGAGCGGGGAAGCAGAACAGGAGCAGCCGGAAGAGCACGCCAAAGGCAAAGGCGGCTTCCAGCGGCGCATCGACAAGCTGGTACGTGAGAAGGCGGAACTGGAGAGGCAGTTGGCGGAGAAACCCGCTGTGCAGCCCGAAAAGCCCGCTGAAGTGCCGGTGGTCAAGCCCGCGGGTGAGCCGAAGCTGGAATCGTTCGATTCCTACGATGCCTATGTGGCGGCCCTCACCGACTGGAAGGTAGAGCAGAAGTTTGCCGCGAGAGAGCAGGCGGAGGCGAAGGCGAAAGCCGACGCGGAAGCCGCGGCCCGGGTCCAGTCCCTTCAACAGAAGGCCGAAGCGGTCCGGGCCAAGCATGACGACTTTGACGAGGTAATCGACGGGGCGCCCATGTCCGCCGTGATGCGGGATTTCTTCCTGGAATCCGAGCACGCCGCGGAGATCATGTACGCGCTGGGCAGTGACCGGGCGGAGGCGCTCCGCATCGCGCAGCTGCCGCCGATTGCTCAAATCAAGGCGCTAGCTGCTCTCGAGGGGAAGTTCGCTCCCGCTCCTGAGGCACCTAAACCCAAGGCTACCAAGGCTCCCGAACCAATTCGGCCCGTAGGCACGGCGGCGGCTCCCGTCACTGCGTTTAGGGCTGACATGAGTTTCGAGGAGTACAAGCGGTGGCGCACATCTGGCGGCGGCCGGTAGCCGCTCGCTGAGGGACTGAAATGTCTAACACCGTTCTCACCATCGACATGATCACGCGCGAAGCGCTGATGGTGCTCGAAAACAACCTCACGTTCACCAAGCACGTTAACCGCGAATACGACGAGCGTTTCGCAGTCGGCGGGGCCAAGATCGGCGACACGCTGCGCATCCGCAAGCCTTCCCGCTACACCGTGCGCTCTGGCGCCGCGGCGAGCGTTCAGGATCACACGGAAGCGTACACCACCCTGCAACTGAGCAATCAGAAGGGCATCGACCTGAGCTTCACCTCCAAAGAGCTCACGTTGAACCTGGACGACTTCAGTCAGCGCATTCTGAAGCCCGCTGTTTCGCAGCTGGCAAATCAGATCGATTTCGACGGGCTGACGCTGTACAACAACGTCTCTTCGCTCGTCGGCACGCCGGGTACCACGCCGGCCACTGCGCTGATCTATCTCCAGGGCGGCCAGAAGCTCTCCGAGATGGGCGCTCCGGTCGATGACATGCGCTATGCGGTCATCAACCCCGGCGCCAACGCTGCCACTGTGGACGCCCTCAAAGGCCTCTTCCAGTCCTCCACGGACATTGCCCAGCAGTACAAGACGGGCAACATGGGCACGGCTCTGGGCCTCAACTTCTCGATGTCCCAGAACGTCAACGTCCACACGGTTGGCCCGCTCGGCGGCACTCCGCTGGTCAATGGCGCTTCGCAGACAGGCTCTTCGCTCATCACGGACGGCTGGACGGCTGCTGCCGCTGCCCGCCTGAAGAAAGGCGACGTGTTCACCATCGCCAACGTGTACGCCGTCAACCCCCAGACGCGCACGTCCACCGGCGCTCTTCAGCAGTTCGTCGTAACTGCCGACGTGTCCAGCGATGCGTCTGGCAACTTGACGGCGGCTATCTACCCGCCGATGGTGGCCTCTGGTGCTCTCCAGACCATCAACGCGGCCCCTGCCGACAACGCAGCCCTGACCATCGTTGGGACCGCCTCCACCGGCTACCCCCAAAACCTCCTGTTTCACCGGGATGCGTTCACCCTCGCCTGCGCCGATCTGGAATTGAGCCCTGGCCTCCCGGCTTCGGCCAAGTCCCGCATCTCGGACAAGCGCCTGGGCTTGTCGATCCGCATGCAGGCGTACTACGACGGCGCGAACGACGTCAACGCCTACCGCCTCGATGTCCTGTACGGCTGGGCTTGCGTCCGGCCGGAACTGGCCTGCCGTCTCGTCGGCTAACCGTTCCTCCCCCTTGAACATCCGGGGTGGCCTTGTGCTGCCCCGGTTCTTTTCCCCACTCCCATGATTATTTTCCCTTCCTGGCGCTATCACGCCTCACTGCCCGCCTGTATCGTCGCCGATCAGGCCGAATCCGACGCTCTCGGCGCTGGCTGGTACGATTCGCCGGCCAAGTGCATGCCGGACGTGACCGCGCTGCCCGCTCCTCCGGTGCCTGATCCTGGGCCGGCCACCGTCAACGAACGCCAGTCCAAGCGCAAGAGGTAACTATGGCGACTGCCCAATCCATCATCACGGACGCTCACGCGCACCTGGGAGTGCTGCCAGCTGGCGCAACGCTCGGCGCGGATCTCTCGGCGCTCGGCCTCTCCACTCTCAATCGCATGATTGAAGGCTGGACGGCTGAGCAGATCCCGTTAGCCGGCCAAACGGTCCAGACGGTCACCCTCAACGGCGCTGCGAACTACGCGCTATCGAGTCGCCCGGTAAAGATCGAATCCGCCTCCGTCGTGGATGCGGCCGGAATCGAGCAGATAGCCCAGCCGGTATCGTCGGCCCAGTGGGCGGCCATCCCCGACAAGTCGCGCACGGGGGCCTATGCAGAGGCCATCTGGTACGACGGTGGGTATCCCACCGGCAACGTGTACCTGACACCTAAACCTGGATCCGGGACTCTTCAGCTGCGCGTCATTGCCCTCATCACGGCTTTCGCGGCGCTGTCCACCACATTTGCGATGGCACCGGGCGTCGAAAAGGCTGTTGTCTACAACCTGGCCGTGGAGTTGGCGGCATCCCTCGGCAAGCCCGTACCGGCGTCGCTGGCTGCGCTGGCGGCCACGTCAAAGGACGCGTTGGTGAGACTGGCCGGCGACACGCTCGGCATCCCGGCGACTCAGGCCGCACCCCACGGAGGCAAATAAACCATGACAGTTCTCGACGTCATCACGGACGCACTGGCTGAGATCGGTGTGGCCTCCCCGGGCGAAACGGTCAGCACGGAGGATCGCGCCTACGGCCTCAATAAGCTGAACCGGCTGCTCTCCTCGTGGATTGCGGAGAAGATCGCGGTGTATGGAATCAACGTGCTCGACTTCACCAGTACCGGGGCGGAGACGTATACGTTCGGGTCTGGCGGGTCTGGAGCTACCACGCGGCCGGCTGCCATTGTGGCCGTCGGCGTCGTCAACGGCTCCAAGTCGGCGGCCGCCCGGATGATGGACGCGGCTGGATACACGGCGGCTCTCGACAAGTCGCGCGCGGGCATCTTCGCAGAGATCGCCTACTACAATGCCGGATTCCCGCTCGGGACGCTGTACCTCAGCCCCAAGCCTGCCAGCGGTGGGACGATCCGAGTCCACAACATTCAGCCGCTCACGGCCTACGCCGCGGTGACCGATACCGTCACGCTGGCGCCTGGCTACGACCGCGCGGTGATCTCGAATCTGGCTCTCGACATGGCTGCGGCCTACGGAGCGCCGGGTGGGGCCGCCCAGATTCAGACCCTGATGGCGATGGCGAAGGAAGCGAAGCAGGCGGTTCAGATGCTCTCCGCCGAAGTCATCGCGGGTAGCGCGGCGGCGCTGGCTGCGGCCATGAGTCATGCGGGGGGCAAGTAAGTGCCGCTCGTCACTGCTGCGGACCTCATCAATGATGCGGCGCGCGCCAACGGCAAGTTGGGGCCTGGGCGCACGCTCTCGCAGTCTGAGCAGGATGACGCGCTCCGCATCTTTCAGCGTATGGTGGACGCCTGGACTGTTGAATCGTTGATGATCTTCAGCCGGACGCGCACGACGTACACCATCGTCCCGGGCCTGGCTCCGGTCAACATCGGGCCGGTGGGCGATTGGATCGCGCCGCGCCCGCTGCGCATCGAGAGCATGGGGCTGGTGCTGACGAGCGTATCTCCGCATGTCGAAACACCCATTGAGATCCTAACGGACGATCAGTGGGCGGCCAAGCGGGTGAAGGATCTGTCGTCCAACCTGCCCCGCCAGTGCTGGGTGAATGACGGATGGCCGCTCACGGCCCTCTACTTCTGGCCGGTACCGCTCGAGGCCAACGATATTGCGATCTACCATTGGGCGCAGCTCACCACGCCAACGTCACT